CTGTGCTCTGGTAGGGCTAGGAAGACTGAGCTCTTCCCACAGTGCTTGTAGGAAAAGCTTAAAGTCATCTTTTAAACTATTAATTATTTCATTATCTGTCATTAAAATGCTTCTCCTGTTAGATAATCAACCATATCCTTACCATATGCTTTGTCACTCATCAATGTTAATTGTTCAAGTATGCCTCGTGTATCTACATCTGGAAAAGATTTTAGCACATTAACTGCTGTTCTGTTTTTAATTTTATCTAAAAGATATGGACCAACTGATGCTCCTTTATAATCTAACAGTGCCATTTCTAACTCTTTTTTGTAGAGATCTGTAAATGCAGCTTTTAAATCTGCTGGAATAAGTCTACCAAGTGATCTATCAGGATATACGTAACTTAAAAAACTTTCTCGTAATCCATATTGTGTACCATACAAATCTGCAAGAACTTTATCAGGATCATCTAAGTTTTTACGTTTTCGATTACCTTCTAACACTGATTGGTAAGTATCTTCAATATCATCAAAGTTTCGATCTACGTTTTCTTTAATAAGTCGTTCAAGAGCTTCATCATCTAATTGTCTGTAAATACTTCTACCTATTTCTGGTTCTAAGTTATTCTTAAAATCTGTTAGGTTTGCAACTTTGTTATCTTTTATAATATTGTCAGCAGCAAACACGTGACCTCTTTCAAAGGCCGGTATTGCTTTATATCGAGCTAATCTGTCCATATAAACTTTACGTAGATCGTCTATATTATTAATTTGAACAGCTTTTTTCATACCTCTAGTTCTAAAAGATAGACCGCCTTGCTCTAATATTATGTTTTCTAAAGTCTTAGGTGTTATAACTTTTGACCCTTTTAAACCAAACTCAGCAGTTAACTCAGCAGCTATTTCTGATAAATCAAAATTAGGACTATATGCAGCTTTTTGATTTAAAAATCTAAGTGTACCTTCTAATCCTTTTTGATTTCTAACAAATCTTTTTATAGTAGGGTTATACTTTGGTGAACCTAATTTACCAGCTTTTACTTGTTCAATATTAGCTACGATAGTATTTACAGGTTGAATCAT